ATACATAATAGCATCTATATATAAGATGTCAACCTTTTTTTTAAAAAGAATATTTAATTGTAGCTTTCATACTATCGGCATATTCAGTTCTTTGACCGGTCCATGTGTTTGTTCTATCTACTTGGTGCAAATACAATCCAGTTTGGATATTACCTACAGTATATAATGCTCCGTAGTACATTGCATCTGTACCAATATCGTCATTTTTGACTTTATGTGCAGTAAGCATGAATTCTTTATTGACATTGTACATTATTCCCATATCAATTCTACTTTCAGAAGTAAATGTTCCAGTGTTGCCATCGTCCCATACTTCAACTCCAAGTCCTACAGGTATTCGGTATCTACGAAGTACTTGAGTGCCAATTGAATAGCCTTCTTGTAGTACTGCATCTTTTTTGTCAATACGCATATAAGAAACATCAGCTAGTCCAAATAAACTTACTGTTGCTCCTGCATATGTTACTTCATTATTTGGATCGTATGCTACAACTCCGCCGTATGGCGTATCACGCTGTAATCTATATTCGTCAAACTCAAACTCGTTGTTGTTTTTCCATCCACCAAATGTAAGTACAATTTTTTCATTATGGTCAATTCTACTACTTGACTCTGTAATAACTAATGGTGCGCCAATTTTAGATGTTTTTGCAAAGCCTAAACGTTGAGCATCTGTTTCGCCAAAATATAATCTTGTACCAGCAATTCCAAATCCTAATTGTTTTTCAACAATAGTATTGTCCAATGTTCTGTTTAAGGAATATTTTGAATCAAGGCGTGTGCTTGCTCCTGCCCAATTTATTACAGGATGGTCAATCTCATTTTGCAGACCTATAAATATTTCTGCATTAGTTTCCGTTTTATTTGTTGTACTATCAGGATCAATGTATAATTCAATTTCACCGTTAATAAACACACCTGCCGGAAGTGAAGGTGCTGACTTTTCTAAGTTAGCAACTCTTTGTTCAAGAGTTGTTGTTGTTTCTGCGTAAGCAGATGCTGCAATAATAGAAAATATTGCAGATAATGTAATCAATATCTGTTTCATAATGTATTACCTTTCTGTGGTAGTTTAAGAATGTGTATCAGGGTATTTAGTGATACTTAGATTTGTAGCCAAAAAAATAGGCGCCGTAGCGCCTATTTTAGGATTACTATATAAACTTAGCTAAAGCTAACGTTACCATTAGTAATAGCAACTTTACCTAAGTAGTCAGCTGCGTTACCTAGTGACGAAGCTGTGTTAGTTAGCTCAACATATCCGTAACGTGTCATGAAGCTCACGACTGGTTCGAATGATGCTGGGTCTAGTACTACACCACTTGACATTAGTGGGATATATGGGCAATAGAACGCTGGTGCGTCTGACTCACTTGATCCCTTGTAACCAATTAGTACATCAGCGTTATCTGCTGAGTATGTGTTTACATATACTTTCATTGCATTGTTTAATGTACCAACCATTTTAGTGTTAGTTGGTGCTTCAAATGTGCCTTCAGTTGTACGTGCAAATGCACTTGTAGTTGCAGACTGTAGGATAGTTAGTGCAAATGGTGATACCACTGCATAGTTACCTGCGCCTCTGCGTGTACGCTGTGCAATCAAGTTTGACACTCTGTTGATTTGAACTGCAAGTGCTGCATGTTCGTCACCAACAAAAGTAGCTGTACCTGATACTGCTGCTTGGTCGTATGTTTCAGCTGCTGTGCCTGCTAGTGTTTGTAGCGAAGCAATAACTTCTTGGTCAATCTCAGCAGTAATCTCTTGTGCAAGAGCTGCCATGATTTCTGCTTCAACGTCAATGCCATGCATAGACTGTGCATCTTGAGCTGCTTCGAAGGTCCAACGTGCGCTTAGTTTGCGTGTTTTTGCTTCTACAGTTTGTTTCAAGATTTGGATTGACATTCTGTTTCCAGCTTGTCCTTCCTGTACTGCTGTTGCCGCAGCCTTGCCGTCTGTTGCACCTGAATATGATTCAGCAATTTTGAATGGGCTTAGAGCTTCTTCACCTGCTGTTGCACCTGATGCACCTGCGTTGAAAGTGTCCGCATAACGAACTCTTAATGTGTGGATTTGACCCACTGGACCTGTCATAGGCTGTACACCAACTAGCTCATTTGCTATTACTGTTGGCATAACACGTCTGATGACTGGTAGGATTACTCTGTTAAGAGTAGCAACGTTACCGGCGGAAGTAGCACCAGCTGTTGCACTTTCACTCAAATACTTGCGAGTGTTTTCTAGCGTGGAAGCCATTACTGCTTTTTTATTGCCTGATAGGCCTTCAAGTAAAGCTGTTTTGGTATCCTGCCAGCGACTTTCTAGTAGTTCTGACATAATTATCTCCTTAATTTAAGCCAGCCAATCGACGGATGTCTAAGACATTCCCATCGTCTGCTGATTTTCTACTAACGTTAGTTTGTGACATATCGTCACGGTTGCCTGTTATTGTTTTGCCTTCTGCTAGAACTGCCTTCTGCTTCGCTGGAGCATTTCCACTATCGATAACCGATGGTAGATACTTGTCAAACTGTTTACGTAAACGATCAGTTTGTACAGATTCCAGTAAGTCTGTCATAATCTCTCTTTGATCTTTGCCTAGTGGCGAAATCAAATCGTTCATAATTTTTTCACGCTTTGCAGCTTCAACTAAGCGTGATTTCTCTTTGCTTGTTTTTTCTGCAAGTGTTTTAGCTTTTGTAGCAAATGCTTTTGCTTCTGATAGTTGTTTATTTTTCAATTCAACAACTTTCATTAGCTTCGCAGTTTCACCTTTTTCATTTAAATGTGAAATGCTATATTCGTTTGCAAATGCTTCAAATATTTTACGACCAAAGTCGTTTCTACGTGCTGCTTCAATATCTTCTTTAAGAGTTGCCATTTCACCTTTAAGTGATTTACCAACCATTTCAGAAACTGCTGTAGCACTTCTTTCGATAAAGTTCTTTTTGACTTTAGCAAAGTGTGTCTTAGCTTCACGTACTAAACGTACTTTTGTTTCAGCTAAGTCTTTTTTGTCTTCATAAAATTCTGCAATTTCATTTGATAGGGACTCGACTACGAACTCTTCGAGTTTTGCGTAGTTTTCTTGCATTGCTGCTTTGTCTGCATGTAGTTCTTTGATTTCGCCTTGTAGTTGACCTACAACAAAATCTTTTAGAAGATCTGCATTTTCACGCATTGCAACAGCATATTTTGCTTTTGCTTCTGCGAGTTGTTTGCGATCTTCAGCAAATTCTTGAATTTCCTCAGCAAGTTTTTCAGATAACATACTATCAATAGCTTCAACCATTGTAGATTTGTCATGTTCGTACTTCTGAGCAAATTCTTCACGTAAATCAGCTGTAGCAGCTAATTTATTTTCGCGAATCTTTGCTTCCCATGCTTCCTCGATTTGAGCCCTGATCTCTTGGGAAACTACATCGTTTTCAAAGAGGTGTTTCAGTGCATCTATCATTACGTTCTCCTAATTTATTGGAGTTTACTGATCATATTGATCAGTGATTCCTTTAGATACTTTTGTGCCTTGTCGTCGTGTTTAGTTGCCTGCGCTAATTCATATGCCTGATATCCGCCACGTGTATTCATTAGATGTTCGTAAATTGGTGTAGGATATGCACCAGGGGCGCTAGGCTGAGCCACAACGTCCACAGTGATAATTTCAAAATCTGAAACGGTGTTACTGCCGTCTTCAGAAACGTTACCAGAGCCCCTAGATGAGACACCTAGTTTGACGCCGCTTTCAAGCATTGTCTTTACTAGTTGTCCCATTGGAGTTGGTAAAATTTTAAGTTTACCGTAACCGTTTGCATCGTCCATCCAAGTTTCGGATATCATATGACTAACACGGTCTAGGTTAATGTTAAGGCCTTCTGGATGATCAACTTCGCCAAGAACACTAAATCCGTTCGTTATTTGATCATTGAGGGTTTTGACAGCCCTGCCAATTTCATTTACAGGATATACACGTTGGTTTGCATTACGCACACCGCCCTGTATCATAATACCTTTCATATAAAGGTCTTTCCCTTCATTAGCAGATTCAACGACCATTCTAGCTGCGTCGAATGTCAAATGCTCTCGTAAGTTCATCATTTTAAGTTCCTTACTCTATTAGCTGCCGATAGATGATTTCTTATCAGCTGCTGCTTCGGGCTTACCTTTTTTCTCAGCCCCGTGGCCTGGCTGTGATTTTCCTGCTTTAGATGCTTTTCCGCCTGGCTTGTTAATGTTGCCTGCGTCATCTTCTTTAGCATTAATATCTGCTAGACCAGCATGGTCACCGCCACCGTTATCTTCGCCGCCATTTAGAATGTTAGCTGAGGTACCGTCTCCCATGTGATTTGGGCTTGCGTGTGCTGACTTGTTGTTAACACCATTGTCACCCATTGTTGCGCTTACTTTTTCTACGTATTCGCGCATTTGTTCACCAGCTGATTTTTCTGACTCTTCAGTTTCTTCTTCTGCTTCGTCTACTTCTTCATCAGTTGTTTCTTCTACTTCTTCATCAGCAGCTTCGTCGACTTCTTCGTCGCTTGCTTCAAATGCAAATGCTTCTTCTGGCTCTTCTTCGCCTTCGTCGTCGCCCATGTCATCCATGTCGTCGCCTTCGTCGTCACCAGCCATCATTTTTTCAAATTCTGCTTTTAGGTCATCTAGCGCATCTTCTAGGTCTTCTACACGATCTTCAACATCGCCTTCATCACCTTCGTCGTCGCCTTCTTCGTCGCCGCCGTCCATGTCAATGTCCATTTCCATGTCGTCGCCTGCGTCACCACCCATCATTGCGTCCATTGGGTCAGCTTCTACTTCGAACTCGTCAAGGTCAAAACCTTCTTCGACTTCTTCGTCTGACTCATCAACTTCTTCGTCTGATGCTTCGTCTAGATCTTCATCTGACTCATCTACTTCTTCATCAGTAGCTTCTTCGACTTCGTCATCTGACTCGTCTACTTCTGATTCATCTTCTAGTAGGTTGTTGTATATATCACGTGATTTTTCTACTACAATCTCGTGGAATAGCTCTTCTGCGCCATCCTTATCTTCATTGATAAGACGCTCGAGCATTTCTTCAAATTTGCTGCGATCTGCCATTTTCATCTCCTATAAATGTATGTACGCCTCGAGGGCGTGGGCTGTCATAATATATTTACTCTTTATACAGAAAAGTACGTAGAAATAGGCTCAAAACGACTCGTTTTTATAGAATATCAGGATCTTGAAGAATTTTTAATAAATCCTTGACAAAAATGTGTTCTAAATTAGGAAGGATTTTTAAATCTTGCGGAATAAATCCTTCTTCTTCTATTACTCTTATATATCTTTTTTTAGGATTTTCTTTAATAACAGTAGTAGTTTGACGCATCCAATTTCCAAAATATGTTGCACTATCGTTACTCTTTTTATAATTGAATGTGTCTGCGTATATATTGTTAAAGCGTTTACCGTCTTCATGGCCTTTATAATCAAAGCCTAGTATATAAATTACTTCGTTGTCATGTTGACTTGATAACCATAATGCTGTTGGTCCACTGCTCCAGCCTTTGCTAGGTTGAAAAAAATTAAATCCGTGATAATTAGTATACGCTTTGTTTGGGTTGGTCCAAACTTCGTGAGTTCTTTGATACCCTGCTTTATGCAATTCAATAATCATTTTAGTATCGACAGCAACTAGATAATCAGGTTCGAACTCTCTGTACAGTGCATTACAACCGTATACACATCCTGCACTTTTTAATAGATGTAAATCTATTTCTTTTCTACTTGCGCCATTGCCTAATACAAATGCACATTTAGAATCTTTTATTCTTTTGGAAATCTTTTTAGCACATGCTTCTATTAATGCATTTCTCTTTGCTACTTCTTTAGCAGCTCGTGAACGTGCTTTTGCAGCGTTGCGTTCTGCTTTAATTTTTTTCCATTGCTCTTTTGTGTATTGTGACTTATCTAATTTACCCATTAAACCCCACCGGCTTCAGCATTAGAAGCAATGCCATACATTTGTCTAACAAAGAATAGATCATTCTTTGATTGTTCTGTATGTAATTCGTTTGCTTTGCGAACCCGATTGATTTGGCGTAATGTAAGTCTAGTCTTGCGAGTGTCATCTTTTTTAACAGGTGATGAATCATTTTCCGGCTCATAAGACTTATCGTCTACCGGATCAATTGTTTCTTTATCAAAATAAAATAGTTCTCGAAGTATCATGTTAGTATTTATACAGTTTGGTCAGTTGTTGCGTCATTGCCTGTTCCACCAATTGGATCAGCTGTAACAGTTTCTGGTCCTGCGCCAGCACCGCCATCAATCGGTGCTTCGCCAGTGTCTAATTCATCTTCTGCTGCACCTAAGTCTGCTTCCATACCTGCTCCTGTAATTCCTGCACTTCTTAGTTCAGTTCCTGCATCAGTAGGTGGCTGGTCAATTGCTTCATCATTTTCTTCTCGCCACAAGCGTTCGTTTTCTGCTAACTCCTCGTCTGACATTCCTAAGAAACGTTTCATTGCAAATCTATTTGAAACGTAAGGTATTGCACTCATTTGTGTAAATGTAGGAATACGTGCATTATCAATTTCACTTTGTCTATATGCTGCAAAGTTTTGTGGTGGTTGGAATCTTAGATCAAACATTGCTGTGTCAATGTTTACACCCTTTTCCAATATGTAACGCTTAAATTCTAAATCAAAATCTTCAGATACAAGATTTTGTAAACGCTCACAGTAAGTATTAAATCTTAATTCTTGTATGTATGCAGTGCCGACTCGTCCATCATTGTACTGCGCAGATGAATCGTCAGCGCCGGTAGGTAGGTATGAACTAGGGATTCGTAAACCGCGTACGAGCTTATTAGTAAAATATCTAAGGTCATCAATCTCTCCTAAGTTAGTACCGCCTGGTAGTGTTTCAACTTTAGATCCACGTCCTTCAGCAGTTTGTGGGAAAAAGTAATCTTCGTTAATTGACAGAGGATTATAAGAACTGTCTATGACGTTAGTGCCGCCTCCTGTCGCCGATGGGATACGTCTTTGATGTATTTCCGTTTTAACACGCTCAACAAATTGCATAGCAAGGTGTGAAGGCATGTTGCCCACATCAACGTAGAATACTCTGCGCTCTGGCGCACGTTGTACTCGATAGATAATAATTGCATCTTCAAGTAATTCTTTTTGTTTGTAAACTTTAAAAATAGTTTCAAGTAAACTGTTACCAAAAGGAAAGTTTTGATCTAACCCTTCTGACAAACTTAGATGAACCATATGTTTTGCATCAACAGTTATTTCGCCGTCTTCTTCTGTAAATCTACTTGCAGTAAAACTTGATTGCGGTTGACCTACCATTCCTCTAGCATTGCCTTGCGGGTGATAAGAACCTGCGCCGCCGCCACTTATGTTTCCGCCTGTGGTGTGTGGAGTTGTTGCTACTGCATCTTTAAAATTTAAATTAAAGTTCTTAATAACATACTGTTCAGGTTCTTTGCCTTCTGATTCATTCACAATAATTTTTGTTACGTTAGCAGGATCAACATAGAACCAGCGTTTGGTTTCTGGGTCTCTAATAAAAAATGCATCTCCATACTTAAAAATATTTCTCATTGTACGGAACATCTTAGTATCAAAGTTTTGTAGCTTGCACCATTGAAGCAAGTACTGTTGTATAATAGTAACTTCTGAATTAGTAGCTTGTTGTTTGAAGTCCATTATAAACGGAGTTCTATTTTGTTTATTTTCTTGAGTACAAAATTCAGCAAGTATATCAAGTGCAGCATTAACTTCTGAATCTTGATCCATTGTGTTGTACTGACCATAACGCTCAACTCTGTTTGGAGTTCCTACATATACATCTGGCAAGTAACTTGAATAGTTAGTACGTGCAGGACCTGGATTGCTTCCGTTGGACGCACCCCCGAGAGGGCTATAACTTCCTCCCATATTGTCACCAGTTGCGACAGGTGTAAAATGTTTTTTCCAACTCATTTATGACTCCATTAACCTCGGATTAAATTTCCGTTTAGTCCTTTGATATTTGTATTTTGTTTTTCTTCTAATACGTATGTTTCTTCTAATACAGTTAATACTTGCTGCATAGTACTATTTAACTGATTTAGTGCTTGATTGCTTCCTGAGCTGGATCCGCCGATTGAATCTAATTTACTAACAACATCTCCTGCATTAGTTCCAGTACCAAAACCAACTTTATTATCTTTAGCAAGTTCGGTATTTAATTCTCTTAATACTTCAACTAAATCTTTCATAGCTTCATTATACGTTAGAACGTCAGTTGCGTCAAGTGAATTAAGTGATGTTATTGTAGCTGCTAGTCCAGGTACTGCGGTTAATGCTGTTAAGCCGTCTGCTGTAGTTTTGAATCCAGTTCCTGTAATTGCTGCCATATCTTCCATTCGATCAACTAGTGCTTTAGGAATAGAAACATTTTCAATACCAGAACCAGAAAATGCTGTCATTGCTGTAGCAAAAGATCCCATTGCTTCAGCATTTGCTTGTACGCCAGTAGCGTTTATTGCTAAGTCACCAAATTCTTTTACTTTTTCAAATGGCGTTGATCCGCCAAAGAAACTTGAAATAGCACTACCAATTGCTCCTACAGCACTCTTTATGCCGCTTTCTTGGCTTGCACTTGCACTAGAAGTTAGAGCTTCGTTGAATGCTACCATTGCTTCGGCATTTGCCTTTATTTTTACTGTATCAAAAGTATGTGTTTCAAATTCTGCTATTTTATCATACGGTATACCACTTTCGCCGCCAAAGAATCCTGCAATTGCATTACCAATTGCTCCAACTGCTGCGCTTGCGCCTGCAACAGCTTCTCCTTTTTTAGAAGTTGCTAAAGCATCTGTAAACGCAACTAGTGCTTCTGAATTTAATTTTATTTTTGCTGCGTCAAAGCTATGTTTTTCAAATTCTTTTATTTGGTCATAAGGTATACCGCCTTCAGCTCCAAAGAATCCTGCAATTGAACTACCTATTGCTTTTGTTATTGACTCACCTGGTGCGCTTGCTGCTGCACCCATTGCATCACTAAAGTCTTTCATTGCTTCTGCATTAGACTTTACTTGTGCTGCATCTATTTTTGTGTCACTAAATGTTTTTAGTTTAGTTAACGGATCATCAGCACCAAATAGTTTTCCTATGCCTTCAGTAATACCGCCTACCATTGTTCCAAGTCCGGCTACTGCTGTTCCAGCACCAAACGCTGCCATTCCAAGACTTAGGTCTAGCATACCAGTCGCTGCTGTTGATAATGCTGTACCGTCTATTTCTTCAAATGATTTTAATCCATCAACAAACGTAGGTAATGATTTACCTAACAACCATGCTGCACCTGCTATACCTGCACCAACAGCAGTAATTGCACCGCCAAGTATACCAGCACCAACCAATATTTGTGGATTAGCAAATGCTGCTAGTCCTGTAGCAGCACCTTTCATTACACCGGCGCCCATTGATCCAACAAAGTTTCCAACTGCTGCGCCTGCACCTTTACCAACGCCGCCACCTCGGCCTCGACCTTTGCCACCGCCGCCACCGCCGCCACCGCCGCCACTGAACAATCCGCCTATTGCTCCAGTAACTGCACTTTTAATTGCTGCGCCGCCTAATAGTAATGCAAATGCTCCGCCTACTGCTGTAAGTACTGCTGGACTAGTAAGAGCTGCCTTTAATGCATCTCCCATTTTTTCGCCTATTGCTCCAAACAATCCTTTGTCTTGAACTAAGTCTACAAATTCTTTTATACCTGCTGCCATTGATTTAATTGTATCTTCTACAGCTTTCATGCCTTCTTCACTTGTAAAGTAACTTATAACTTTGTCTATACTTGTCTCTAGCAATCCAAATATTCCGCTATCTATTAATGCAACTTTAATTTTATTTCTTACTTCTGTAATTCGTCTTTCGAAATCAAGAAGTCCTGCAGCGTTTCTATCTGCTGCTTCTTTTTGGGCTTCTGTTGCATCTGCTGACTCTGTTGCAAGTTTACCTAGAGTTCTTAATTCAAGTGCTGCACTACCAACTGAACTACCTAAGGCAGCTTGTGTTCCATAGCTTAATATCAGTTCGTCTGAAAGATTGTGACTAGACTCAATAGCTGCGTTCATACCTTCTATAAATTCTTCTTGTGTAACGGTCTCATTTCTAAGTCCGATTGTCAGCGCTCGCAACTCGGGAGTTGTACGCATTAAGTCCTTAGCAAAATCACTTATAGGAACTCCGTTAGTTGCAACCATCTCTCTAATAGCTTCTGCAGTTTTAGGACTTGCTGATTCAAGTATGGTTGTTACACCTAGAAGATTTTTTTGAGCAGTGTCGCTCATTGTAGACATTACTGCTTGCATACGTGCATCTAGACTTTCTTTTTCTAAACTAGCAGCAATTTCATCTCGTTGTTTACCTGTAAGTTTAGCAAGTCTATCTAATTGCATCGTATATGACGCTGTACCTTGAGCTAGTTGAGTATCACTCATTTGCTGACTTCGGCCGAGTCTAGTTTGTAATTTGATATAGTCAGCAGTATACTCTGCTGTTTCTTCCATTGTCATACCTAATGCACTAAACTGTGGTCCAAATTTGCTTTGTAGTTGTCTGCTAATCTCTGTAAATCTTATTGCACCTAATCTTGCGTTACCACCCAATAATGCTAAGTCTTGACTATTATTTCGAATTACAGAAGAAAATGTGTCAAGACTTAGTCCGCTTTTTGCAGCCATATTTTGTACTTCAAACAAACTTCCGCCGAAATCAACACCTACAGCAGTTAAACTTCTAAATTGATTTACAGTATTATCCATAAATCCTGTAAGTATTGCTAAATGACTGCCTACTAAAGGAATATGTTGAGCAAAATCTGTTACTCGGTTGCCGCCGTTTAAAAGTTCTTTAGATAATCCTATTGCACTACCTAATAATGTACCAAAACCTTTAGCTGCAAGCCCTAATGCACCCTTAGCAGCAGAATTAAATGCAGTTGTTGAAGAATCAACTGCTTCTGTATTTTTATCTAATGCCTTTGTGCTATCTTTAACAACTTTAACACCACTTTGTTGTGCTTTGTTATGTAATTCACGTAGTTTGTTTTCAACTGCCTGGCCTTTGCTCTTGATTCCAGACATTTTCTCCACAGCTTTGGCTACTCTTTCAAGAGTAACTTCGCTTGCAACGCCAACCCCGCCTACGTTTTCAATTTCTACAGTTTGTTCAGCCAATTATCAAAAGTCCAGTTAAGTGCGCACATAAATAATAACGATACATATTTATATAATGTATTTATACGGAGACGCTCATGCCAGAAATTACTGCACCCGGTGCAAACCCTTTAAAGAAGTTCTATCGACAGCCTAAAGTTTATTTAGATTTACCAAGTAGAGGAAAATACTACCCAGACGGTGCAATTGAAATGACCGAAACTGGAGAATTGCCAGTATTTGCTATGACAGCTAAAGATGAATTAGCTATGAAAACACCAGATGCGTTATTAAACGGACAAAGTACAGTTGATGTAATACAAAGTTGTATTCCAAATATAAAAAACGCTTGGGGAATGCCTAGTGTAGACTTAGATGCTATATTAATTGCTATACGTATTGCTACATACGGTGAACATATGCAGATTTCGTACACTACGCCTAATACAACAAGCGAACGTGATTATAATATGGATCTTAGACAGATGTTGAATAAGATAACCAACACTCATTTTGATGATCGTATTCAAGTTGGCGATATGGTAGTAAATTTAGCACCGTTAACTTATAAAGAATTCACACGTAATGCTATGAAAACGTTTGAAGAGCAAAGAATCTTTAGAATTGTTAATGATGATGACATACCAGATGAAGATAAGATTGAAAAGTTTAATGTAGCATTTGCAAAACTCACACAAATGACTGTAAACATGTTAGCAACAAGTATTAAGAGTATTGAAGTTGAAGATCAAGTTGTAGATAACCCCTTACATATACAAGAATTTATTGACAATGCAGATAAAGAGTTCTTTAATGATATTTTAGATCATTTGGAAACACAAAAAGTAAAATTTAATATTGAACCAATGAAAGTTGAAAGTACTTTAGAAGAAATTGAAGAAGGTGCACCTGAAACTTTTGAAATACCTATAACATTCGATCAATCAAATTTTTTCGCATAAGGATCCTGTCAATGGGGCTTGACGAGATCCTAGAAGAAGCCAAAACGTTAGAAAATGAACAAAAAGCCCTCAAATCAGAACTATTTAAAATGGCTTGGGCAATGCGTGGCGGAGTTACAACTGACGAAGTGTTTGGTTTGTGTTATGAAGACAGAGAAATTATTGCTTCTATAGTAAAAGAGAACATAGAAGTTACTAAAAAGTCTGGTTTACCTTATTTTTAATTATACTTGCTGTGTTAGCATTGCTTTAACAGTTTGAGCCACACCTAATTGTTTAATTTGGTCAGCTAATGCTTGCATCTTAGGATCAACTGCATTAGCATCCTTAGGTATTGGCAATGCAACGTTAGATTGTTTAGCAATTGTAGAAATAGTTTTGTCTTGCACACCGCCTTGCTGCAATATGTTAACAATACTTCCTACATCCATTGGTTTTCCTGCCTTTACCCACATTGCATTTAGTTTTTTAGCTGTAGCAATACTTCCTAGCTCTTTTCCAACTTCTTTTGCTTTAGCACCTACTGCTTTAGCACCTTTTGCAATGGCTCCGCCGGCTGCTTTAGCACCTTTTTTGATCATATCGCCAAATGGTGCTTCGTCTACTTGTCTTTCTTTCAAATACTGAGCAAATCTGTCGTTCATATCTAAAGATTCAGCTTTTGCAGTGTCTTTTGCAGTATATTCTTCACTACCTACTTTAACTGGAGTGTTTTCGCCTTTTGCAGTAATACTACCTTGTGCAATTGATGCTAATCCGTCATTAATAACTTTCATGCTTTGTAGGAATGCATCGTTTTCAGCAGCAACCATTTGAGCAATTTCGTTATTTAGATTCATATTGGCAATAAATTCTTGTGTATCAAATTCTTTTGTAAATTTCCAAAGTTCATCAAAGGCATTTAATGCTCCAGGATCAGTTGTTGGATTAACAACTGCTGTTGCTGCTTTCATTTGATCAAGTAGTTGTGTAAATTCAGATAATTGACTTTCTGGAAGCACCATACTACCTATTTCTCGAGTAGATTCAAATCCAGGCCAACTAATATTGTCTTTAAATCCAATTTCTAGTGTTACAAGCCCTTCTGATTGTTCAAAAGGTACAGCATCATAACGTAAACCTTCAAACCATTCACCAATTCCTTGCAACGCCCAGCCAGCAATAGCACCATAGGCTGCTGTTTTAACTGATTTGCCAATTGCTGTTGAAAGTTTTTCACCTTGCAATAGCTCTTTTGTTGATCTTAATATCATACCTGCTGCTAAACCGCCTGCAGGACCGCCTGCAAATGCAGCAATGGTTGTTAAGATACCTACAGCAATACTTGCTTTACCAGGATTCTCTTTTGCCCAATCGCTTACAGCCGTTATGCCTTTAACAACTTTGTTGTCAGGCTTAGATTTCATAATATCAGCTTTTAGTTTTTCAAATTTTGCATCTGCATTTACTACTGCTTCAGCATTTTGAGCAGCTCTGCCTAATTCGGTAATTTTAGCATCAATTTTTTTAGCTAAATCAATTGGTAGTTTTGCAGCAGCTTTTGCTGCGTTACCTGCTTTGCCTAAAGCGTTAGTATTTTTTCCTAGTGCATTTTGCACTTGTTCTGCACTTGTAAATACTTTTTGTATTTCGTCTGGAGTTAACTTATTTTCACATAATTGTACATACTGTTCTAATAATGGCCAAAGTTCTCTTTCCCATCTAGACTGATACAACTTTTGTGCTTCAGTTAGATCTTGCCAACCTTCTTGCAGTATACGATGTGATTTGTTTTCAAATAATGTTACTTCATTTAGTTTCATAGTAGCTCTGCCAACTGTTGTTTTTGCTCAAGACTAAGTTTTTGTAGTTGTGCCATAATGTCTGCTGGTATTTTAGGTTTTGCACCAGCCGTAGGAGCAGCAGCTTTGATTGGCTTTCCTGTATTGTCATCTATACCATCTTTGTTAGCATCTACTGGTGCATTTGCAGCCGGAGCAGCAGCTTGTGCTGCCGTTGCTTCTTTTGCAACTGCCATTAGTACTGCATCAAGTTGCTGTTTTTGTAATACACCAGAAGGTATTCTAGCAGCAGTCTTGTGATTCTTTGTTTTTAGAAAAGCAACTAATTCTTCTCCAGTTGCTTGTGCCATTGTTAGTTGTTTAGACCCAAGGTGAGCATTAAATTCTTTATGTAAATTATTTGCAGTATCTCCCAAGTCAGCTTGTGCAGCCATATTAGCAGCTTTTGATTTAGCAGCACCACCTGGTATTTTGTTTAATACTTTTGCTCCAAGCTTTTTACCAGCTTGTCCTAGCATACCTGCAGGCACTTCATCAAGTTTTTCAATTTCATCAATTTTCATCTAGAAGAATCCTTAATAGTTAATGTATTTATATTATATAGTTTCAATATCTACTTCGTAGATATTTGTTTTCGCTTAACGCTCAAACTACATACTTCGTTTGTTGATAGAAGTAATGAATATGATACAAATGCATTATTACGAATGTAATAATGTTTAAGTTTCATGTAGATTGTTTCAGTCAGACGGAACCTGTTACGGTCCCATCTAATCTCAAAATGCGCTTCATGTGAGTCTGCACCAGCCGAGA